CCTCACCTTGCGAATCAGCAAGGGAGGTAAGCCGTACTGCACAGTCTATGACCCCCATAGTGCAGGGGCGAAGGAGCAGAAGACTAACAAGGCAAAGGCCAATGCAGAAGAGGATCTTCCGTTCTAAAGGACTATGTCGGGTTCCAAGATCTTTGGACTCATCGCTGTAATAGAATGGGGGATGAGTGACCTTGAGTTGCTCACCCCCTATTCTTTTAGCGCGGTAGGCAAATACGGACGAAAGTCTTTCATGACGCACATAACAGAGCACAAGGACTTCTATGTGGACATACCTGAACACACGAATGATTTCCTTATTCTTTTTATAACAAACAAACACGGGGACAACTGCGTGATTATGTCTCGGAAAAACACAGACCCAGGTTCAATGCATTTCAAAGACATCAGCACACGCATAATAAATAAGTTCAGACTTGAGTACACCAAGTGAGATTTGGTACTTCGATCTTTCGGTAGAGTACTTGAACGTAAAGTCATGGGTGAGGAAGGATGTCTACTGCATCAGTGGCTCATCCATACCACAGGACATACTAACCGATAGTCTAGCACTATCTATAATCCTAAAACAATGCTACACAAAGAAAACACAGAAGGAACAAAAGATAAGGCTAAAGAAAGTGATCAAGAAGGTTCAGCTGGGGCTTCCGCCTACGAGATGATCAACAGCCCAACGCACTACAACGACTTCTCTGTTGAGACATGGGACATGATGCTACGCATATGGGGCAAGGAGCACTTTATTGCCTTCTGTGAGATCAACGCGTTCAAGTATAAGATGCGGGCTGGATCAAAACCAACTGATTCTATAGAGCAGGACATCAAGAAGGCAAACTGGTATTTAAATAAAGCAAACGAAATAAGGAACAAATGATGGTAACAATCTTCAAGGATATCTACAACAAGAACGAACCACACTACGTTCACCTTGATTCCGTTTTGAAAAGAATTCAGAACGGGTCAAGCAAGGCTGTTGTAGACAGGGTCAGGGACGGGGATGCACAAGCGAAGCTGTTGTTGCCAGTAGTTCTGTTCAGTGGAACTTTTACGTCGAGGATGGACTCTTCCCTGCAAGAACACAGCGGGTATATCGTCCTTGACTTCGACAAGCTAGATGCAGAGCAGTCGAAGGATCTGCTATCCACCGACCAATATGTCTACTCGTGTTGGGTTTCCCCATCAGGAAACGGCATCAAGGTTCTTGTTCGCATAAGTAACCCAGAGAGACACAGGGATCACTTTAGATCACTGAAGAAATACTTTGACATTACCTACGGGCTAGCTGTAGACGAGTCAGGAATCAACGAGTCTCGTGCCTGCTTTGAATCCTATGACTCGCAGATCGTCATCAACGACGAGAGCAAGACGTATGGTGGTCTGAGCGGGGAAGAGCAGGAACAAGAGGCTGTTATTGAAGACAGCTACACGGACTACATGAAGCTGAACTTGGCCGCGAGGATGATTCGCCTAGCCAAGGATGGGGAGAAACACAGCACCCTGCTGAAAGCCGCAAAGCTGTGCGGTGGATACATCGGTGTAAAGCGCATGGAGGAGGAGGAGGTTATCCGCGTTTTGTTTCGAGAGATACAGAAGAAGGATATAGACTCCGAAGCAAATGCTATGGCCACCATTAGGGAGGGCATAGAATATGGGAAGACCACGCCCATTCACGAGCTAGTCAGCGACGAGAAGTCTATTGAAAGGGAGATCAGGATCAACGATGGAGATATGTCGTTCATCAGTAGCGACAACAACGACTTCCATCTGATCAACGAGTTTGCCGATGGGAATATCAAGCTAGGGTTGGATACTGGCGATGACAGGATGGACGAGTTCTTCAGGTACAAGAATGAGTTCGTCATCATCAACGGCCATAGCAACGTGGGTAAGACGACCATGGCTCTGTACATGATGGTGAATGCTTCCGTCAGGCACGGATGGCGATGGATGGTATACAGCAGTGAGAACAGCACGTGGTCTCTGAAAGCTACTCTGATGGAGTTCTGCACAAACAGGAGACTACACGACATGACCTATGAGCAGAGGAAGGCTTCGTACAAGTACGTAAACGATCATTTTATCGTAGTTAAAAACAACGAGACGTATTCGTATGGGGATCTGATCATGTTCATGGAGAAGGTGATGCGCTACGACAAGGTGCATGCAGTTTTTATTGATCCATACAACAGCCTCAAGATTTCGATGAAGTCCAACAACATCGGTGTACACGACTACCACTACGAGGCGGCTTCAGAGTTCCTGACGTTCAGCAAGGCACACGATATAGCTGTGTGGTTGAACATGCACGCCGTAACAGAAGCACAGCGTAGGAAGGGTGACGACAACCTGCCTATAGCCCCGTATGCTGAGGACACAGAGGGCGGCGGAAAGTTCGTGAACAGGGCAGACTGCTTCCTCACCATCCACAGAAAGATCCAGTCACCAGACCCACACGTCCGTAGGCGTACTGAGATCCACGTCCGCAAGGTGCGTGAGGTGAAGACAGGGGGACAGCCAACTCCACTCGACGAACCACTGCTGTTTAACATCAACTCCACAATGACTGGGTTCCTATCACTAGAAACATCAAGTGGATTGTTTGAACCGATTGTGAATCAGTTTAATATCTATAGTGATTTCAACCTTTGATAAAGCAATGGGGGGCTCAGTTTTTTTTAGAAAGACTGGGCTTCCCCTTGACTTTCGCAATTTCGGGGTGTAACTTTGCCCAATGCCAAGGCAATACGGGGCTTCGAGATCGCGGCGAACTTCCCAAACAAGTTCGCAAGCAAGATCTCGCAAAAGAGACATCGGCAGATACAAGTCCTCTCTGGAAAAGTACTGCGCCGACAGGTTGAGTGAATTAGGGATAGCTTTTTCCTACGAGGAAATGGAGTTTGAGTTGCAAAGCGGTTTTAATTACAGCGGTACATACTATAAGATGACCCCCAAGGGGAAGGAACTGCTTAACAAATCAAACATGAACGTTCTCCCGATAAGATATACTCCAGACTTTATAGGTAAGGACAATAACTGGATCATAGAAACAAAGGGGTTCTCCCCGTCTCAGCACACCTTTCCAATGAGGTGGAAGCTGTTCCTAAAACATCTTGTAGACAGCGGGAAACCACTGCCAGCCTTGTTTATGCCAAAGAACAAGATGCAAGTGGACGAATGTGTTGAAATAATCAAAAATCTTATTAAAAATGGACAAATATAAAAAGTGGTTGTCTGAGATGTACTACCTGTCTACCAGCAGGATCATTGAGGAAACAGCTTCCCTGTATGAACGCATGCATACTGACTCTGGTGATCCAGTTGAAGATGTCGATAAATTAAAGAAGGAGATCAAGTATTATATGCTTACGATTGCCCTTGAAATTGACCTTGCAAGAAGTTCTCTGAATGAGTTCCTTGAGGGAAATAAAAAGAAATGAATTCAACAAAGGTCTTGTGGTACAAAGGCGTTTTGTAGACGCTGCCATAAGCCTTGGGTTCACGACTAAGGACGCTACAAAATCAGAGGACATCAACGACCACGTTGACGTTTGGTTGTGGCATACAGGCAAAGGGCCGTGGGGCGTAGATGTAAAGGGTGGAGTCAGTTCCAAACAGATTTGGGTAGAGTTTAAGAATGTTGCGGGAAACCCAGGGTGGATGTTTGGGAAGGCCAAGATCATCGCATTTGAAATCCCAGAGATATGCGGATTCGCTATCGTAGATAGAATAGAACTGCTTCTGTACTCACTCGATCAGGTGGAGGATGAGTTCGTCGTGAAACGTGACGACAGCTACAAGAAGAAGTACACCAGAGCGGGTAGGAATGATGTGATTTCTTTTCTTAACATATACGATATCAGGTCTTTAGAAAGTTTTCGTGTGTGGCCATACAGCACGGATTTTTGAGCTATCTTAGCTGCCTTTCCTAAAATATTTTCCTTATGAAAACACAAGATTTGTCCACTATTCCGTGGGGCGAAGTAGGTTACCCTGTGTTCAAAAGAACCTATGCAAGGACGCTTGGAGACAGAACAGAGGAGTGGCCAGAGACCGTTCAGAGGGTCATCACCGCGTGTAACGAACAGCTTAACTGTGGCTTTACTCCAGACCAGCAGGAGGAGTTGAGAGAGATCATGCTGTCCTTGAAAGGCACGGTGGCGGGGAGATTCCTATGGCAACTGGGGACACAGACAGTAGACAAGCTGGGCCTACCATCGCTTCAGAACTGTGCCTTTGTGGTGGTGGATCATCCAATTAGGCCATTCACTTGGGCATTTGAGATGCTCATGCTTGGCAGTGGTGTAGGGTTTAACATCCAAAGAGAGAACGTAGATGAACTTCCTCGTCCATGGGCAAATGTCAAAATCACAAGATTAGATCAGAACGATGCTGACTTTATTGTCCCAGATAGCAGAGAGGGTTGGGTTGAGCTACTTAGAAGAGTCCTTGAGGCTTCATTTATTTATGGGAAAGGATTTTCGTTTGCCACACATCTGATTCGCTCCAAGGGTTCTCCTATCAAGGGATTTGGAGGAACTGCTTCTGGCCCAGAAGATCTCGTGTGGGGAATGATGGAGATAAACAAAATTCTAAACTCTAAGAACGGACAGTACCTCAAGCCAGTAGACTGTCTCGACATCATGAACATCATCGGCCGTATAGTAGTGGCTGGTAACGTTAGACGTTCGGCACAGATTGCTATCGGTGATGCAGACGATGTGGAATACTTGAATGCCAAGCGTTGGGATCTTGGTAACGTCCCCAACTGGAGAGCTATGTCGAACAATAGCGTTGTGTGTGGTAACATTGACAAGGTTCACGAATCGTTCTGGGATGGATACAACGGCAATGGCGAACCATATGGGATTATAAACCTGAGTGCTACTCGCCGTATGGGGAGAACTGGTGAGACGCAGTACCCAGATCCAGACGTACAGGGATTCAACCCTTGTGCAGAACAGGGGCTTGCTAACTTCGAAACTTGTTGCCTCGCAGAGATCTACCTTCCCAACATAGAATCATACGAGGAGTTGAAGAAGGTGGCAACGTACTTGTACAGGATCAACAAGCACAGCCTTGCCATCAAGTGCGCCATAAAGGAAACAGAACACATCGTCCACAAGAACATGCGGATGGGGATAGGTGTGACTGGATATCTTCAGGCTACAGAAGAACAACGTTTGTGGCTTTCTGATTGTTATAACTACCTTAGAGAATATGACAAAGAATACTCTCGCCTTGCTGGATTCCCTAGAAGTATTAAGCTCACCACGGTTAAGCCATCTGGAACACTTAGTCTTCTCGCTGGCGTTACACCAGGAGCACATCCTGCCTATAG